CCTCTTTATCAGCCACCAAAGGGAGAATATGCAAGGCGATCTGAGCGGACTTCTCAGTAGCGGACAAACCACTACTATCGTCCTCGTCAGCGGCCCGCTGAATTTCAGCCATTTCATCCAGCAGCGAATAAACCTCATCCCGGTTCTTGCGCGGAACCCGCAGCAGATTCTTCAGGGTGAGAGTCTTACCATCAACCTCAATTTGGAACGGGGCGAACTCCCGCTCAATTTCTTCACGCATAGCGTCAAGAGTGAAAATGTTCGACATAGCGGACCTCTTTCAAAGTTTATAGGCGGGCCTGTTACATTGGCGGGCAGGCGGGGGGAGTAGGTAGGCCCGCCAAGACACCTACTCCCCCCGGTCAAACAGAGCGGATCAGACCGTAAACAGGTCCTCGTTGATCCACTCAAACTTATTCGCGGAACCATACTTCAGGAAAGTTGCCCGAACCGGAAGCATGGCGAACTCATCAACCGACAACTGCACAGAATCATCACGCCGGATCGACGCCTTCGGCGCATAGAAACCAATCTTGGTTTCCCCGTCCTGAATGATAATGAACAGCGCCTTCTCCAGCGGACCAGCAGTTCCACCCGACACACCGAAAACACCCGGTGTCTTCGACGCATTCTTCCCGTAGTAAAGCTCAAAAGACGGGATATCGAATTGCGCCAGCATAATGGTCAGGTAATCCGCAATCGGCTCGGTAACAACCTCGCGCAGCGACTCATTCTGCCAAGTGCCACGAACCTCGGTGTCACCGCCATCGAAGCCAAATTCTGGTAAATCTTCGCGGGATGTGTGACCCAGGCTAGTCCAACCATTCGGGGCCGAAACAACGGCGCTATCAACGGTCACGCTGACCGGCTCAAGCTTCGAGTTAACGGTCACCGCGATGTTCTGGCCGGCAAGCTCACCGATGAAGGACACCACGAAACCGTCCTCAAGGAACCCGCCACCAGTCACCTTGACGTTGCCCGCACCGACCTCGGAGATATTCTCCAACGCCTGCTGAACCTCAGCAGAACCGGCATCGAACGGCAGATCAAGGGTGGTGCCCGAAGGTGCGTCTGCAACCGGTTCCTCAGCCTCAACAGCCTTAGAGGTCTTGCTCTTGGCTGCCTTCGGGTCAGGGGTGGCCGCAGGCGGCTCAACACCAGTCGCCTCAAGGGTGCTGGCACCCTCGCTCGGAACCTTAGCCGGAATGGTCTGCACAGCCTCCTTCGGAGCGACAGCGCCCTCACCCACGGTCAGGCTGAACGTGCCGCCAGTCGGAACCGCACTGGCCTTCAGCGAACCCGCAGACGAACCGAACGATTCCGGATCAATCGACTCAAGGGCCGAAGGCGACGGGCGGGGGGTGCCGGGATCAGCGACGTAAACGTAGCCAATCGCAGCAGTCAAAACTGCTTTGTCATTTTGTGACATGGATATCTCCTGGTTTAGTCAATTGTTTGGGGTGGACGCACCCCAAGCTGAATCAGCCCTTGAACTCGCCAGGAGTCCATAAAAAGGCTAGAGAACTGGGTTGCACCCATAGTCTCGAAAATAGAATGCAAATACCCGGCAGGTGTTTGCTTTTGAAGCCTCACAGCCTCATACAGCGCCTCAAGCGCCGTTTCATACAGCTTCTCCGTTTCGATCAAACCCTCAATGCTAAAGCAGGTCATCTCAATAACGGGCAGCCCTAATTGCGTCGGTCTACGGCTATGCCGCCTGCCGCCGATCCTACGAATGTTCACAATAGGGAACGAACGATAGTCGATATCCTCAACCCAGGAACCCACCTTCACAGTCGAAGGTAAAGCGTCCCGAAGTAAAGGAATCACAACAGCTTGGACGCGGGGAATAGCTGACATGCGTCCTCCTAAGCTAGACCGGCAGCCCTATGTAAAATGTAAAGCCCGTCAGGGGCTTTTGTGTCTGTGCCCTCGAATACGCCGGAAGGCTCATGGCCGTACTCCAAAGCAATCGGGTTAGGGGCGTGTAAGGAAACGAACCAGTCGGTAGTCGAATCCTTAGCGGGTTCCTTACTGATGGAAACCAGCCCAGCCGGACCCGCGATCTTGTGGTGAGGGGTGGTGGCACGAACAGTACGCAGAATCGCTTCAGCGTTACCTTCTATGTCGTCCGCTTCCTCACGCACCGACCGCTTAACACCCGGCAAAGACAACACAATGTCATTACACTCAAGGTCAATCTCGACACGCGCCATTAGAACCTCTTAATCGTGTAAGTGACATGCGCTGTGCGCGGCGAACTGTTATAGATGAACGCATCACCAAACACAGCCCACCGTTTACCACGCCACTCAATCTGGGCCTGAGCATTCACCAAACACTGATGCTCACGCGGAAGGCGCAAAGAATAAATCTTCTCACCCTCATAGCCCTCGTTGTCCTGCTCCGCACGCCTACCCGACGTACCAGACATACCTACAGGCTGAATCCGCGCCCTAGCCGGGTAACCCACCGCAGAAGGACGGGTCTTGATATTGCCGTCCTCATCGGTGACAGCTTCCTCAGGGAAAATGGTGATGTTGTCAGTCCATGAATCCAACAGGCTCATACGGTCACCAAATCTGCCGTGTCCAGTCGATCACCCTGTAATTGCGGCGAACTTCCTCTATATCTCTGCGCCACAAAGAACGCGGGGTAGTCGGAGGGGCATACGTCGCAGAATCAACCTGCGCGTAAGGGCGAAGCGTGAAAAACCGATCCGAAGTGACTCCCAGAATTGCCCACTCGTCATCGGTGATTTCCAACTTGCCCGAAATAATGTCCTTCTGAAGCGTGTACGTGTAGTCGCCGTCAGTTTCGGAGTAATACCCCTCGGGGTTCCTAGCGAGCCTAAGCACCGCGTCGGACTCAACCTGAACAACGTCTTCAACATTCACATACCCTGCGTCGATCTGTTCATCAAGATCGGGGATACGCCGGCGAATCATCCGCTCCACGTCCTCAAGACGTGTATTAACCAGTGCGGCTTCCTCGCAGGAAAGTTCACGGCCCCAACGGACAGCAACATCTTCAGCAGTCGCGTATGCCATGACTAACCCTTCTTGACTGGTGCTTTCCTAGTGGTCTTCTTCGGGGCTGGCACAACAGCCTCACCGGTAACCGCCTCAGCAGCTACAGGGGTCACCGTGAACGTCACCGTCTTACGGGTAGCCGGGTCACCAGACCCGTCACCGTAAATGTCCTCAAGAGAACAGTTGTAGGTGGCAGTGCCGGGGAACACCTTCTGAAAAGTGCGCCCGGTGTAACCGTTCAGGCTAGGAACCTCAACGCAACTGAACAGGAACGACTCATCACCGTCAGGGTCATCCACAACACCCTTGATAGCGGTGAAGTTCACCGTCGAAAGGGTGCCGTAAACGATATCCACACCCGTCAAAACCACAGGCGCTTCCGGCATCGGCTCAGGCTCCTGCGGTCCCCACGGCGGCACGAACGGCGGCTTCACAAGAGAATTACCCTCTTGCCAATCCGCACCCAAACCATCGGCCTGTTCCTGCGACACATACGCCAAGCCGTAATTAACTTTGTTCTGAACTTGAACCACGCCAATCCTTCCTTGGTAGGGGACGGCTGACCCCTAAGTGAAGTCAGCCGTCCTCCTTAACCTCACTTAGAAGCAGCGGCCTTCGGGACAGCGCCCTTGTTCAGCTTCACAAACGCAGTCGGGTCATTGACGAGGGCGGCGAACTCAGCCTCCACACGCACAGCAACCAAGTTGTTCTGCCAGAGCGACACGATGCCAGAGCCGTCACCAGCAGCGGAGAGGTCCAGAGTGGCCTGATCCGACACGTCGTAGCTAAGACCACCGACCTGGCCCCAAATGATCTGGCTGAAGTCACCCATCACACCAACGGTGTCACCGTCAGCGACGTGATCCGAGATGTAAGTGGGGCGTCCCAGGACACGGCCCGAACGGAACGGGGCGTTGATATCCGTGTAGGTGGCCTCAATGAACAGCGGACGGCCAATCTGATCGACCGAACCATTCAGGATCGGCTCGGCCAGGTTGTCGAAAAGCGTCCCGGTCCATTTCTTGCCGTCATCCAGAAGAAGCTGCAAACCATTGTTAAGGGCTGCGTAGGCGTTGTCGCCCAGATCGACCTCTTTGTCGGTGTCAGCAACGCTGTTACCGAACGGGCCGTCGCCACCAAGAACAGCGGTGTCGAACGCCAGGGCGATAGCCTCAGCGACCTTGACCCTCATGGTGTTGAGGTAGTTCAGCGGGTTCGCACGCACAACCTCGGAGCTTGCCGCAAAGATCGTGGCAATCTTGTACGGGGCGATATCCTGCTTGGTGAAGTCGCCCTTGGTGACAGGCTTCTGCTCACCTTCAGCAACCCACTTAGCGGTAACATCACCGGACCAGTGAGGAATCCGAACCCCGGTAGGTCCCATAGGAATTTTACGGGCGATCTGCTGAACAATCGAGACCTTCTCGATTTCAGTGAAATAATCTTGTGAAACAACCGGGTCAAGGTAACCCGAAAACATCGGGTCCGTAGTCTTAGCAACGGTATCCGGAGTAACGTAACCAGCCATTTGGCTAACTCTCTTTCTTAGTTATTTGGCACCGACGATCCGGCGTACTGTTTCCAGCAGCGGATCACCGTTCAACGGCAACTGATTGCCCGTGCCCTGTGATGGATCAATCGGACGATCCTTCGGAGGATTCTTACCGATCAGCGACTTAACACGCGAAACACTCTCTGACACAGATTCCTCATCGGAACCCTGCACCAAAGACACAACATCCAAAGCGTCCTCAGTTGAAATGCCGGCAGACACAACCGCCTTCAACTTCAACAGTTCAAGCGCCCTGTCGGACAACTCGCCCTGCAACTTGCTGAACGCGGACTCCCGCTCAGACAACTTGGACTCGTAATCCTTGATGACCTCTGCTCGGGCAGCTTCAACCGCATTGTTTTTATCAGTGCGATATTTAGCGGCCTCATTCCGAAGCTCCTGCACATACTCCTTCGAGAAAACCTCGGGAGCGGCAGGCTTCGGGACCTCCTGGGCCGGGGCAGCGTCAGTAGTAACGGTTTCGTCGGACAATTTTTCCCTCCTGGGGATGTGAAAAGACCCATCAAGGGTCTGGCGGGACTTACTTAGGCAGCCTGTAGTGCTGCCCATTCCTGGGAACTGATAGCGCCGCTATCAAGCTTGCGGCGCAAAGCCAACATCACTTCTTCGTTGTAGGTGTACGGCTGACCCTTCTTCTTACCGGTCTTATGGACCCGGCCAGGATTAGCCTCAATGAACTCGTCAGCATCATCGGTAGCGTCATTCCACAACTCCAACGCACGCTCCTGGGCCTCTTTACCAACCCAGTTCTCAAGGTCATACACCGGCACAACCATGCAATCGCAACCGATATGCCACTTTTTCATCCACTCATCAGGGGGTGTCCCCCGTTTGATAGCGGCGACAGTGGTTTCGTTGTCGAACTTCGAGCCACCCGTCTTAGCCGACTTGTAAACCGGCTCACGCGAGATTAAAGCCAAACAGAAAGCGCATGTTTCGCGCCCTGTAGCAACCCTGGCCCAGCCCAGAACCGGGCGTTTGCCCGACTTCCGGAGAAAAGGTGACTTCTGCTTTTTCTCCTTCTTCACCTTTTCTTCAACAGCATCGTCGTCCTCGACGGCGTGAATGATCTGCTTCCTGCCGGCGTTCTCAACCTCTTTCACGAACTGAAGTGAGAACTGGGCAACCACAGACTGCGGTGCGTTAGGTGCGGTGAACTTCTTACGAACCGGCTCCATGTTCTCCACGAACCACTCGAACTCGTAAGTCTCCAACGCCCTATCGTGGCGCGGTAGCTCAGGATGAAACTCTGACCGCTGGCCGTCATAAAACTCTCGGGCCAGCACAGCCGAACGCTCCCTGAACGTCTGCACAGTCGGATACGTCAACTGCAACAAACGAATCCACTCCACAGCAGAAATCGCTGGGGCCACGAACAAAGCGGCGAACTGGGCGGCATACGAGGCGGCAGCCGCAGAAATAGCAGCCTGAAGAACCGCGTACTGCTCAGGTGTCACCCAGCCACCACCCCCTCATCAGGGGCAGACGGCACAGCCCTCGGAGGGCCATACAACTGGGTCAACTGGCCCATAGGGTTATCTTCCTCATCCCACGCACGCATTTCCTCACGCTGAGTAATCGAATACCCAAGGTCGATACGGGCCTGCTCCTTCGGGATGATCCCCATGCCATTAGCGAACAACTTCGCAGCAGCATCAGCCTTAGCCGCATACGTCGGAGTAGACGGGTCACGCCACACCGTTTCCATGCGGAACATGTCAGGTGGAATCTCGTCACCCTTCATAGCTTTGTAAGCAACCCTCATGGCCTGCTCCCAAGCACCACCAAAAATCTTGTTCTTACGCTCGCACTTTTTAACTAGCCGCGACTCAGAGGACTTAATTGCCTCAGCAGAAGCAGGGTTCTCAGATGAGAAGGAAAGATATTGGGGCGGCAACCCGGTATACGCAGCAGCCTTCCTATCCAAAGCATCCAAAGCGTCAACAAAGTTGCGTAGCTCCGCAGCACTGAACTGTTGCGCCTTGGCATCGGGGTCCTCAAATCCTAATATTCTGGCTAGATAAGCGTCATACAGCTTCTCACCCGTATTCGGGTCGATTCCCAGGTCCTCCGGTTTAACACCGAACAACATCCTTTGCGGGATCGCCATAATCTCAGCCGTCCCCTGCATATCCATCATAATGCGGGCGGCAGCATCAGTCACAGACCGAAGCTCAGGCGTAATCTCGCTGCTGCCATACAAATCCGACAGCCGGGTGCGGTTAGCCAACGGGATAACCGGAACCATCATCATCCCGTGATTCACACGGGAGAAAATCTTCCAAACACCCTGATCCCGAACCCACTGCACCGACTGATCCGGAAGGTACAACGTGCAAGCAATAATCTCGGACTGCTCTTCGTCATACACCGCACGAATCGCCTCGGTAACCTCACGGGTCCGCGTATCAATCACCGCAGTCAAAGAAGTCGGAGGCTCCACACGAATCATAGGAATCGTAGGATCAACATTCACATCGACAGCCGGGTCAGGGGCAGCAACAGTGATATACGAAGTCCCATAGATCAGGGCATCCGTATGCCCCAAAGTGGCCTCAATATCAAGGTTGTTGGCCTGCCACCAATCCCACAGTTCCTCATCAGCCTCATCAGAGGCACCCATGCGGAAACCCTCAACCTCCTGGCGTTCCGCAATCGCATCAACATACAGGCGGGGATACCCAACATGTGCCAACAAGTTACGCATTTCGGGCGGGACAGCGATACCCACAGCGTCAGGGCGTCTTTCGGAATCGTAATACGCCTTAGCGTCTTTCAGCCCAGCCTGCCGTTCTTCAAACAGGTTGAGCATTTCGTCGCGCTGCTTCTCTAAATCCTCGGTAGCCACTAGTGAATCACCGCCACTCGTCTACTCCGATTCCTCTTTGACATTAAGTAATCCTGTCTCCCGCCGAACGCCAACACAGCGCACACAGCCGCGTCAATCTTTTTCGATGAATCCTTCGAGGCTTTCCTGATACTCACCGCGTCATAAATCGTGGGGTGCCGGCGGGCATGAAGGACATGCTGCCGCAACGTCACATCACCGTTGTGAGACAACTCCTGCTCCAACACACTGTCTAAGAACCGCTCGCAATCCAACGCGAACCGCTTCTGATTCCCCCGCATATCGAAAGCGATAGGGGAAGCCGGGGAAGCGTTAACCTTCATGCGCTTCTTGAAATCCCTAGACCACTGATCCACATACGCCTCAAACTCTTTAACGTCGGCGCGGAAAGCAACAACATCGAACCGCTCGAAACACGAACGAACCGTGGCATCCACATCCTCACGCGGAACCTGCTCATTCGGGTACTTCGCCGGGTTCCACGCCTTAATGAGAAACAAGCAACCGTCCTCAACCCGGCACGCAACCAAAGCAGTCCAGTCATTGCTCTTAGACCCGTCGAACCCCAACGTGATCTTGTCGCCCTTCGACAACGCGGCCTCGGGCACAGCAACCGCATCCCACTCATACGGGGCGATCCAACTGTCCTCAGATGCGTTGACCTGATTCAAAAACTTGCGGCGCGACTCCGTAACAGGGTTCTTCACATCCAGAACGGACTCCACAATGGCATCCACCGGGAGCCACACAGAATCCCCACGTGCAATCAGAATGCCCTCACGCAACTTCTGAACCCCAGCCAGATAACCCTCGGGGTCTTCCTTCTCGGAAGGAATCTCCGACACCGGGGTGTCAGCCGGTGCCTCCAAAGCGTCATACAAGGTGCCAACGTCCACAGCCTGACCCGACTGGACAGCCTGCCAAGCGTCATAGTCACGCTCGGCAACGGAGTCCTCACCGGGGATGTGGGCGTTACAGATCGACAAGGTGCGGGCACCCTGAATCTTCGTGACGTTACCCTCAATGACACCAGCAAGCTGGTGCCCCTGAACAGCTTCCACCCACCACTGAGTCTCGTTACGGATCACCAGGGTGGGACGGTTGCCCTCCATCGAATGCGGGGACGAAGTAACCGACTCGATGCGGCCACCTATCTCGGAGTAGATGATCGTCTTGTTGACCTCTAGGTTGTAATCCTCTTTGAGCTTCGCGGAAACCATCACCGGGA